ATCTCTAAGTACTTTCGCACCATAGACATGTAAGCCTCTAACAATATCACCAAACGATGTTGGGTCTCTCAACACTTCTGTTGAAAGGATAGTGTTAGCAGTAGCAGTAGAACTCATATGTCCAGCCATAACTTTACCAGTTGCATTTGATGTTGCAGCGATATTGTTAGATTTGTACATATCAAATCCTCTTAGTTTTCCACTTGAAACTAAACCATTTCTGATTGAACCTTGACCAGCGTTAAAGTCAACAGAAAGAAGTTTAGACCCAGACTGTCCTAATTGCTCGTAGAAGTCAGGACCAGCAACGAACCATCTACCTTCTTCAGGTACATTCTGTTCGTCTAATAGTCTTGCCATTCTAGCCATAAGGTCTAGAGGGTCTGTTTCACCAGTTTGACCTAAGTCTACAGAACCAGTTCCGTCAAATACACCAGCACCTAATGCTGTAGCATTGTCTGCACCTAAAATATGATTAGGTGTAGCTGCGGAACAACCAACAAACATTTTTTCTATAACAGCAGCATCGTATGCATCTTTAAGAGCATATGCAGCTGAGCTAGAAGCAATTTCTTTGAAGTTCACATGTGACATGTTGCTTTCGATATCATCTACGATGAATTTGAAAGCTTTAGCACTGTCAACAACCAAAGATATTTCTTGGTCGGTTAGTAGGGTCGCACTTGTATCTGCATTTCTTGTGTAATCAGACACAGAAATTACAGGTTCTTTTATTATTTTTACAGAGTCTCCGTAAGCAGATATTTCACCAGCATAGTCGGTGTTAGTAATAGCTTCTACCACTGAGGCTTTTCTAAAGAAGTTTAAAACCTTTTTAGAGTAAACCGATGGTAAAAAGAAACTATTAGTCTGTCCGGCTGTACCTGCATCAAAGTTACTCGTTGCGGAATTATTACTTCCGGTTTGAAAATATTGAGCCATTTTTTTTCCTTTTAGTTAATTATAGTTTATTTTATGATTCTGCCTTCTTGCATTGCATCTGATATCTCTTTTTCAAATTTATCAAATTCAGCAACACTCATTGCAGCAATCTCTTTTTCTGACCAAACCTTTTGTTGATTAGGTTCTACACTAGTTGTTTTAGTGGAAACCATATCAGCAGCAGATTTTTTAGTCGGTTTAGAAGATGACTTAGTCTTAATAGGTTCAATACCAAAATCTTTTTTAAACAAATCTAAAGCACGTGAAGCTAGGTCAGCATCGTCAGCATTTGAGTATATCCAGTCTTGAATAGACTTAGGCTGCTCTTTTGCCCAACCATGAAAGTCATCGCTGTTTCTGATATCTTCAAAATCAGGATGTCTTTCGTTTAACCTTTTTTCTGCACTCTGTCGTACTAACTCATTCTCACGTTCTTGGAGTTTACTAAGGCGTTCTTCTAGAACTTTTGCTTTAGTCTCCGATTGCATATGAGCAACGGTTTCTACAACTTCGTAAACATCAGGATAGTTATTTTTAAACTCTTCAAGTTCTTCTTCAGATTTAGGAGCTTTGTATTCGGTTCTATTACTAGTAGCCTCTTCAATTAACTCTTGTTCTCTGCTTTTAAACTCGTTAAGTTTACTATCATAATGTTTTTTTAAATCATCATATCTTTTTTTATAGTCTGGTTTCTTATAAGGTGTATCCTTAGTAGTCTCCAGTTCTTCAGTATTAACACTTCCTTCAGCTTCCACTTCAGTTATGTCGTTACTATTAAAGAGCTTATTCTTTTCAGAAGGCTCTTCAAAATACATATTTTCTGATGATAAAAAAGGTTTATCTTCTCCACCATGCCAATCTTTCTTTGCGTTATAAGGATTTGGCGTTTTCTCTTTTTGGACTGTATTAGTCATTTTCTTTTCTCCTACTCAGGGCTTGTTTCACAAGGTAGCTCTATGTCGACTAGAGGGCTTGTTTGTAAAGGTAGCCTTTCGGTTATTAATGTGATAAAGGGCTGAGTAATTAATTCAGGTAGCTTTATCGTTAGTTGGTTTAGTATTAGATGTTCCTGCTTTGACTGAGCATAGATTTTTTAATATCGTCACCTATTAAATCTTTTTCATCTCTTGCAATAGCAGGAGAATCCACAGTTGTTTTAGTAACATTAATTTCTTGTTGTATTGGAGCTTGTAAAGGCTCTGATACAATTTTTTTTTCTTCAACATCAGTCACTGGTCCACCAGTTACTAAACCTTGTCTCTCATCTGCTTTAGCTTCAGCGTCTTTCATCATAGACATTAAACTGTCTTCTCCGATTTCTTCTACAGCTTTTGCAGTAAAGACAAATTCTCCGTCAGACAACCTAGCAGGTATACTGTCAGAGACTCCTGAACCCGGACCTTCAACAGGACCAGACCCAGCAAATTCTTGAGCAACATCTATTATCTTATCAAATAACATAGATAGTTGTTCATCTTGTTCTAGTTTGGAAGTTAGCATATCTTCTTCTTCTTCGCTTAATGCTTCTTCCATTATAAATCTTGTGTAGTTATCTTCCATGTTATCATCAGATTCCATTTCAGATTCTTGTGGTGGTGTCATAACCATTAACATTTGGTCATCCATTGACCCACCTTCTTGATAACCCATACGTTCAACAACTTCTGGTGCTTCTTCTCTAAGAGCTTCTATGCCCGGACCACCTTCTTTCATTTTGTATCTTTTTTTATCGTCATCTAACATTATGTTTCTTCCTTCCTGTTAATTGCTTCCTTAACTTGCTTGTCCAGTTGCTCCAGCCTGACCAGAGAACTCACTCTCCCCTGCAACCGGTACATTTCCTGTTCCGATGTTGCCACCGCCAGTGCCTGTAGCTCCAAGTTCTTGAGGTTGTTGAGGTACTCCTTCAGGTCCTCCCATTGGGGACTGTTCACCACCGGGTTGAGCTTCCTCGCCATTTGTTTGTCCAGCATTTTGCATTCCTATTATTTGTGCCATCATTGCAGCTTCTTCAGGGTCATTGAGTATTTCATCAGGGTCTAAATCTAAGCTGTAGGCAAGTTCACTAACGAGTTTAGAAATCTTAACAAACGGAGCAATAGCAGGACTTTGTGCAGTTTGTAAGAACATAGTAAGTCTTTGACTTCTAACTTCTTTCTGCATCAAGCTATTTGTTCCAGTAGCCTTAACTTCTAAATCACCTTTAACATCCAACTCATCTTCTAAGAATTGCATGTTCCACTGGAAGTAAGACTCCCCTAGTGGCTTTAATAAAAAGTCATCAAGATTTTTGATAACTGTTTTAATATTTAAACTTGATGCTCCAAGTAACATAGACATACCAGAAGCAGTCCTTGTCATACTTTGAACACCTGTTTGACCGTGTGAATAACTAGGTATACCTGTTTGTTCATCTGCAAGTTGTCTAAACTTATCAAACATCATTAAGTTTTCTTGTGAAGTATTAGGAAATTTTAAACCATGTATAGCTTGTCCCGGCATTCCAGCTTGTCTTCTAAAGACTTTACCCGGATATATTTCCATTGATTGTCCACCAACTAGGGCAGACTCATCTACATCAAACACTAAAGAACCTGACATTGCTAAATTATCTATAGCCATTCTTGCATGACCGTTCATAATTTGTTGTGAATCATCCATGTTCTCTGCTACGCCAATACCAAAGAAGTTATAAGGATTTCTTTCGTATGGGAAAGCGTTGTATGGTATCCTGTATGGAGTGAATGGATTAAGTACAGCTCTTAACAAGTAAGTACCACATGTCCATATGTTTACTTGTACTTCATCTAGGTCATCAACAGTGTCGGGTAAGTCGATACCTACTTCTCGTGCATACTCTGCATCCATCATTCCCCAGTATTCTAAGACTTCATAACTACTATTAATATCTTCGTCACTTCTAGCATCGTCTTTTAACTGGCTTTCAAAATCTTTCTCTACGTAGTTAGCACCCATTTGAATAGCACTACGTATTGCATCATCATCAAAGTAAGGCATGTTTCTTAACTGTCTTAATTGACTTCTGTTCATCTTGTGTCTATGTATAACATATTCACATTCATCCATGTTAGTAGCGTTAGGGTCAGGATAAAAATCCCAACAACTTACAAACTCTATTCTAGGTACTCTAACTTCTAAAGGGTTATAATTTCTATTGCCTTCTTCGTCTGTATCCCATTTGTGAAGTTTCTTGTTAAAGTTAAATGGTCCTTTTACAATCCCTGTACCAAGTAAAGCAGATTCTAAAAGAGCATTTCTTAATTCTGAGTTTCCATTTGATTCTTCAATCTGGTCATGGATAAGTTTTTCCATTCTTCTTGCAGCTTTTTGTGCAGGAGATACTTCAATATTTTGTGGTATAGGACTTACGCCATCTTTAAGAATACCAGCTTCTTCAGCTTGGTCTTCAAGACTATCTTCAAAGATACCGTTATAAAAACTTGCACCGGGTTTTAAAGTTTTACCATCTCCTTCATAACCAACATCATATGGATTAGGTTCGTCTTCTAATCTGTTACCTATGTTTTCTGGTGTTGTTTCTAATCCGGGTGTAGGGCTAGATGTATCAAGATGTGCAAAGTTTGTTTCACCTTCTGCTATTTTAGTTTCAGCAATTCCTATTGGAAACTTACCTGTACCAAAGATAACATCAACTAACTGTCCAAAAGCAGCCAGTACTTTAGTCTTAGTAACTTTTACAAATACTCTAGACTTTTCTGATTCTCTAAACTTAACTCCTTTAGCATAAAGACCTCTGTAGTTTTCGTACGCTTTTAACCAACGAGTTTCGTCAGTCTGTCTAGCTTCTTCAGCTTGAGCATAACGCCCTTTAATGATACCAATAAGATTTCTTTGTTGGTCTTCTTCTAAAGTTAATTGAACTCCAGACTCACCTTCTACTTCTTCGTAGATGCTATCAGCGTTTAAAAATGTATTTCTATCTTCTGCCATATTTTTTAATAACCAAAGGTTGAGTCTACTGGTCTATACATCTCACGTTTTAAACCTCTCATACGTTCTAATGGGTTTTCCATTCTTGGTCTGCTCATTATCATATAACGTAATGCATCGTATGCATGGTCTGAAGCTTTCGTATCTACATCTTCAGGGTTAATCTTAGACAATGGTATAGACTGTAATTCTCTTATTAAGTTAGGACATGTATTAAATATCTGTAACTTAGGTCTACCATTCTCTCTAACCTTTAAATACTCGTGTATTTGTATCTTACCTTGTATTCTATTCTTATCGGCTCGTCTTAACTTATGACCAGCCTTAACTAAACTTTCTCCTACAGTTGGACCAGTCGTTCCTGTATTTGCCCATGCTGCAGTATCTAAAACCCCGTTCACTGAGAAAGGGTCTTCTGTCTCCATATCAGTTATTATAGCACCTAATTCTTCTCCTGTCAAGCCTTTTCGGTATAATTCTCTATATATTATTAAAGTATTATCATTTATATCCATTATTCCCCATAAGCAACAACTCTCTGCAGCATAACCATAGTCAACTGCTTTGACTCTTTCCCAGTGTACAGGTAGTTCAAATGGTGTAATAATGTGATTTTCAGGACTAAATTCTACAAACGCAGCTCCTTCAGCTACATCCCAGTTACCTTCTAGTAGTTGTCTACGTTGTATAGGTGGTAGTGATTTAAGCATCTGTTCATAGATACCGTCTTCTGCAAGGTAAGGGTTATCAGCTAACTTAGCAGGAATAAACTTACGTGTTAATCCATCTTTACCTTTGAATGATTTATTTGATTCGTTTGGTTCTATATATCTTTTCTTTACCCAATTAGAACCAACACCACCGGGGTTAGCAGTACAGCGTAAGTATGTTTCTATTTCTTTGTCTGTTGTCCTAAGACGAGAAGCAAGATAGTTCCAACTGAACTCTGTAGGTAAATGGGTTATCTCATCAAACCCTATCCAACTATATGCTTGTCCTTGATATCTGTATACGTCTGCATCTCGTTCCAAGAACCCAAACTCTACTTTTGCACCGCTTGGAAAGTTCCAAAGCTTTTCTACTTCTCTAAACTTAGCACCGGGAAATGCTTGTGGATATAGTTCACGAGATTTATCAATCATCTCTCTTAGTTCTGGCATAGACCTTCTAAGTATTAATGCTCTGTGTGCAGACCTGTGTGCATATCTTAGCGGGTCAACAATCATGGCATATGATTTGCCACCACCAGCAGCTCCACCATATAACACATCTTTTTCACCAGCAGCAAGGAAGTCTGTCTGTGGTCCTTCATTAGCATGGAAGAACACATGATGATTATCAAGTACTTCTTTAACAGCTTTGGGTAATGTATCTAAATCACTTTCTGTAACAACACCTTCTTTAGTATTGTCCAGCTTTTCAAGTGTAGTCTTTTGTTTTTTGAATGACTTCTTAGCGTTGTTGAGCTTCTGCTCTAGCTTTTGAATATTCTTTTGTTTACGTGTAATAGTTCTACGTGCTGCATCTTGTGCATCTTTCGGAGGTCTACCACCTTTCTTACGAGGCGTACCATCTTTGTTCTTTACAAAATTACCTTCGTTATCTTGCAAGTAAAGATGAGGGTTCAGTTCCCAATCTTTCGCTTCGTAATCCATATTTTTTATCTATGTGTTTTTAAAGGATTATCATTTTTAGTGATGTTAACGTATTTTTCCAAGTACTAATAAATACGTAATTTGACC